GTCGTCTTGAGGTCCTGCTTTCAACACCTCTGTTTATCTGGCTCAGTACGCAGATGTTTATCTGCATCCGCTTAGCCAGATCAGCGAGATCATCGCATATCTCACCTACCTCAAGATACCTCGCATCTCTCTGAGGAGCCTTCACTCTCTGGATGTAGTCCAGTATCACAAACTGAACGCCGTACCTGCGAACATGACTGCGGATGCTGTTCAAGCACTCATAGAGCGTTCTACTTGTATCGTCTATATAAATAGGTAAATCCGATAACTCTTTATGCTTCTGGAAGATCACATCCCATTCATCTTTACCCACATCGTGCTGTGATAACTTTGACTCCGGGATCTTACATAAGGATGAGAGTAGTTTCCTGACGATCTGTGGCTCTGGCATTTCGATGCTGAGCATCAGGCTGGGTACTTTTTGTGACGCTACGTTAGCCAGCAGGGAAGTAGCAAAGCTGGTCTTTCCCATACCAGTCCTTCCAGCGATCACATCCATCTGACCTAGCTGTAATCCACCATCCAGATACTTGTCTATACTCTTCCAAAGAGTAGGGACACGCACAGATTCCTTTGCTAGTGACGGGTCATCCAAAACTTTGACCAGATTCAGAAAGCCTTCATGAAAGCTGGAGCTTTTCTTAACTCCGCTCTCTGATAACCTATCTAAGTGTTTCTGAGCTTCCTGTATTAATTCTTCTGGTTCTCTACCAGAATAAATCTGCTCACCCAGAAAAGTACCAAGCTCCAAAAGTCTCCTTCCTGAAGCACCTTGCTTAACATCTAAGGCATATTGTGTGACTATTTCTGGGTTAGTTTGTCTAAATAAAGTAAGAGATTCAATATAATCCTGCGATATCTCTCTTCCTTTTAGCCTTGATGCGATTGTTAATGGATCAATTGGGATGTCCTGTGCGTTCATCTGAACGACAGATTCCCATATGTATCTGTTTGATTCGGAACCAAAATCATCGGACCTGAGTACGTGATGAACGCTTTCTATAAGATCTGGGTCATTGATTATTGACCCCAACAGTGCCTTCTCCGCTCTGCTGTTTTGCTCCATCACCGCTACTGGGTCCGCTGAGGTCCCAGATGATTGGGTTTTCATACTGTTTATATATTTCTGTTCTAGGGTTAGCCGATCTCTTCGCAAGATCATAGGCATGTTTGAATCCCTCTTCAAACTTTCGATCACGCAGACGATCAAGTGTATCCCCAAGGAATGGATCAGAACCTTTCAGCCTAATCAAAGCCTCAGCCATATAATCGTCACCCTTCACGACAATTCGATGCCCCCCTTTTAATAAGTTACCAAGCACAGGCGAGTTCATTAACTTCCAGAACGCTACAGATGGGTTGTCCTTGCGCTGAAACTCAGGGTCAAGATACCTCGCTTCCTTGGCGTTCCACCAAGTGCTACCGTTCTTCTTCCACGTAGCAGGCTTCTTGCTCTCACAAGTTGCCACGTATGCAACAGTACCTTGCATCACCCTGTCTCTGCCGTGTTTGGCGACTGCTTTCAGCCACGACTTATAGGCTGGTTTCTTCTGACCAACCTTGTCACGACTTGTTCCACAGTAAACTTTCCAGTCTTCCTCAAACTCTGGCGTGTACTCGTCAACTGGTATGTCCTGCACCAGCTCTGGAGTACCCAGATATTCTTTAGGTTTTGTGAAAAGTTCCGACTGAAGATTGAGTGTTATCGTGCTGACTTTCCTGAAGCCTCGCTCACCTTTAATAGCCCCAGCATAAGTCTTTACTGACAGGATACCCATCTCCTTCATTCGCCTGATAGCAGTCCGAACCTGCTGTCTTGTCAAACCGCATTCGGACTCTATCTGCTGAATAGTAGTGGGGCAGACACCTGTCTTATGATCGTGTATCTGTAAAAGGTAGGAAAGCACAGAACCCCCGACAAGCAACCGAAAGAGGTGAGTACCTCTCTCAGCTCTTGCCAGAGTTATATAGGACTTCATCCTATTGCCTCAGCATTCTTCTGCGCTAGTTTGGCAACCGCATCACTGGATGCAGACTTCTTCATGTTCTCTATTTGACTCTTAGCTTCACCCAATAGGCCCCTAATGACCTTATCTTTCTCACCTGAAAGTTCTAGGATCTTACGATCTTCGTTCAGTATATCAACAAGGTTCTTCCGCATTTGCTCACCCTCTTGGACAGTATAATCCTTTGTGCTGATAAACTGAGCCAAAGCACTAGACGCATTGGATAGACGCTCCTCTGCTTCTTCTTTCTTTGTGAGCTTCATGTGATCTTTTTTCTTCTTATGCTCTGCCTTTACTTCCTTCACCTGCTCAGCATGCGTTTCCTTCTTAGGCTCAGGTTTGTGCTTGTCAATCTCGTCCTTGACGTTTTGTGGCATTGGGATAGGGATTTCATCGCTGTCGTCTTCATTGTCAATGCGTGGGTCATAGTCATCCACGTTCTGACCCTCAACAGGGATCTCATAAAATGAGAACATCCCGTTTTTATAAGCGTATGAGTGAGCCTTACCACTAGCTTTGTCACCCTGATCCAGACCCTCACCGATACAAGTGTGTTCTACGTACTCAGACTTGTCATCACATGATGAAAACCTGAATACAAAAAGGCACGTAATATGTGTGTTGTTGCCTTGTTGTGCAACTGCAAAATGCTCTATGCGGTCAATGCTGAAGTTCACACCGTACTTGGCATGTAATGCCGACACCGTACCCATCGTAGAATCCACACCACGATACTTATACTTACCGCCAAAGTTTGTTTGCTTTGACTTTGATATACCCTGTTCACAAAGCTCACGCTTAACGTGATGCAGTCTCTGCTCAATTTTCAATGTTCGCTCTGTCATATATTTTGACCGTGTTAGAGGTTGTTTGTTTCATATACTCTTCCGCCATTGTGGGATGGTCCGCCTTGAACTTAGTTGAGTCAAACCGATTGGACTGGATCTGTTTAACCTCAAACCTTTTCTCACCTTCCCACGTGTACCCTGTCGCATCATCTAGTGCCTGCAACAGTTCGTTCTCAAGATACTTCGCTTCCTCAGCCAGCTCTCTCGATTGCTTTTTTAGGCTGGATATACGCTGTATCTTTCCCTCAGTCTTATCGTCTGCTTCCACAAACAAACCGCTTCGCTCTTTCTGTTTAAGAAAGACAGACAAGTGTGAGGATGGATCAGCAGGCGGTGATCCCCCAGCGACAAAGAGTTCTCTGCACTTTATCAGGTAGTTCTTTATCTGGGTTACAGCATCGTCATTACGTTTGACGATCAGAATCTTCAGCTCGTGAGGAATGTCCTGCATGATTTCGTCAGGCGGGATACCGTCTTCCAGATACCGAACAGCATTAGCTACGTGGTATCTGTTCTCCAAAACAAGCACAGCGTTGAATACACCGTCCAGCTCATCAACCAACATCTGGTGCTGACATTGAGCTTCGTATGCGAGACTTGTTTCGGTGGAGAGGTGCGGACCCAACTGCTTCTTTGTTCCGAAAGAGCTTGTAGTCTTGCATTCCATTGCCCACCTCCCCTTATGCGTAGCGACATGAAAGTCTTTACTGCATGTCAGCCAAGTACCATTACGCCAACCTAGATAGTAAGGGCACTTGAACACATCTATGTCTACCATTTGGGATGCCTTATCAGCAACCCAGCTTTCCATAAGTTGTCCAAAACGAACCGCAAGGTTCTTAGATAGGTCATCCCATTGACCAGTTCTCATCTGCTCGAAAACTTTCAATGGGGAGCCATATAAACCCATTAACGAAGGTGTCAGGCTGGCACTAAAATGCCCAGCCTTTCCCCACTCAACTTTTCTTTCCGAAAACTCTGTCGAGTTCAGCTTGCCAGTATGAGCCAGTATCTCTGCTTTGGGTTTGTAATCTTCTGGTGTTGGGATTAGCATTCGCTTCCTTTATCTGGTGTTTCTTAACGTCCTTACCTAGATCATCTATCTGATCTGGCTCTTCGGACACCTTTTCTTTCATGCTTGGGTAGATCTCATCCCACAACTTATCACGCTCCAGTAT